AGGCATGGTGGACGGCGGTGATGGTGCGGTTGACGGACGGCGGCACGCTCGAGCTTGCGGCCACATCCCACAGCCTCGGCCGCTGGCGTTCGCCGCACTACACGCCGGGGGACCCGGACGAGATGACCCGGCGCATTGCGGCGCGGGCTGGGGAGATTTTGAACGATGCCACGTAACTCAAAGACCAAGAACACCGACGCGCTGCACGCCATCCACCGCGGCGAAACGCCGCCGTACCACCAACTCATGTACTGCATCAAACAGGGATGGGCGACGCGCGAGCGGCTGCACAACCCTGGCTCGGGGAAGACGTGGAGCTACGCCATTACCGAGGCTGGGCGGGAGGTGATGGGGTGACGTGTGCGCAGGCGCGGGAGGGCATCGAACGAACGCTGTGGGAGGTGCGCGAGCCGCGCAACCACCCGATCATCCGAGCCGGCGAGCACCCCGAACTGTCGTGGCTCTACACGACGGAGTGCGCGGCGCGTGCGGCGGCCGAAGCCGTAGCCGAGCGGCTGGCCGACGTGATGACGGCCAGGGCCGAGCGGTGGAACGAGCGGGAGCAGCCCGACGCCGCCAAGAGGGCGTGGGCCGACGACAGCAAGACCGCCTGCTTCACGGAGATGCGCGTCACCGGATGGGCCGTCGAGTGGGGCGCCGACCGGGACAGGCATCGCCCAAGGTGGTGGCCCGAGGACAACGTGATGACGCTCACCGTGGACACCGAGGTCCGGCACCGCTGGCGTGAGGTCCGGCACCGCCGAGAGGTGGCCGAGGACGGGACCATCACGGTGGTCGACGCGCTCGGCGAGCCCTCGGAGTGGACCGAGTGGCACGCCCCGCTCCCGCTGGAGTCGGGCGGCCTGCACTTCAGTCCCGTCTCGCTGGAGGTGCGGCCGACCAAGCTGCGGTTCGCCCCGGGCCAGGATCTTGCGGGGTGGGCGACGACGACGCCGGACTGGCTTGACGCAGAGTGGTCGGTCGGACCGCGCGGCATCACGTCGATGTGGTGGATGGGTCGCGACGAGTCGCCCGAGATGACGACACGCTTGGACCGCGCGCTCGACTCATGGGTGCTGCATGGCACGCCGGTCGGCCCCGGACCGCGGACGTGGCGGGAGGTGTGCGGGACCGCGTGCACCGAGCGGGATCTGACGATGGATGCCATCGCGCGCACGCCGAACTTCGGCCGGGAGCGGGTGCGAGAGTTGCTGGCGCTGCTGAGGTCGGCGGAACTGGACCCCGTGTGGGCTCTGGACGCCGAGCGGTACTACAGACTTGGGGAGGGGCGCCGCCGATGATCTCTCCACGAAGGTGATGCGCTTCTACTCGTCGCTCTCGGTCGACGGGCTCCGCATCACTGGTGTGGCTGTCGGATCAGAGTGGGAGGCCTCCAGACGCGCGGTCGCCAGGCACGTCTGGAGTGGATGACGACCGAGGCAGACCCCTCAGTCATGCTCCAACGTAACCACGCCCGCCGCGATTTCGTCGCCGTCCGAGAGGTAGGCGAACGCCTGATGCGCCGCCGACGCTGATGAGTAGGACGCCGGCCGCAGAATCGAGCCGGTCGTTAGTCCGGTGCCAGCGTGCGCGCCGGTGAACGTGATGCGGTTGGTTGCGAGGTCCACCGAGTCCACCGTGAGCGTATAGCCCGCGGGCCAGCCTGCGCCGAGCGGGTCGCTCACCACCAGCGCCACATCCCCCGCCGCCCAATAGCTCAGATCCTCAATGGCCTCGCCGCTCACCGGGTCGACCGCCTGCGTGTAATCGTTGGCAGCGACCTCGACCGTGGTGGCGCTGATAGTATGGTCCGTGACGGTCAGCGACGGCGCGAAGCCGGAAAGGTTGGCGCCATGGTAAACGAGGTCGAGTTCAGCCGTGGCGCTCTCGAAGTCGCGGCGCACTGCAACGACGAGCATAGGCGCGGACGCAAGCCCCCGCCGTCCGGTGTAGTCGAGCGCGTCGGAGTGCGTGAGAGTCACGACGTCGCCGGGGTCCATCAGCAAGCCGAGGCCCAGCCGCACGGAACCCCGAATCACCCGCCGCGGCGTCCCTACCAGCGCGAACCGTCGCAAGGCGATAGGCTGCATCGTGGCCGCGGCGTTTCCGATGGTGTCGCCGGTCGGTTTGAACCCGATTAGTTCCTCGTCCTGCGTGCGCCGCTCGCCGTTTCGACCGATGGAATCCACATCACGAAACTCGACGCGAATCCCGCTATCCCCGGGCGCCTGGTACGTGATGCGGTTGACCACCTCATCGTCGGTGATGCTGGCCACGCTCGGCTCACTAATGAAGTCGTCCCGCGTCAGCGCGAGCCGGGACTGCACAGCCGACGCGCGGCGCATCGGGACCAGCGATAGCAGACGGCGCCCATTCGCCAGCGAGAGGCGCGGTGTTAGCGCGTAACCTGCGGCGCGGAGCATTGGCCCGATGATGTCGTGGACGCTGCTCTCGTCGTCGAAGACGAAGGCCGTCTGGTCCAAGCCGGGCGGGGTCGTCGCGCGGTCGAACGTGGTGGGGTCGACCTGGCTATTGCTGACCATCCCGAGGCCGTCGGTGAGCACGTCCGCGGTGCCGCGCACGCCGTCGCCGTATTTGGATTGGAGCAGATCAAGGATGGTGCCGGGCAGGTCGGCGGACTCCGAGGTCATCAGAATCGGCGTCACCTTGCAGCGCTCGTCCGGGTTGAGATAGTCGAAGTCGCAGAAGGACAGCGGGAATGAGCCGCCATAGGCCGCGCGGTCGTGGATGATGTTGACGTCCGTGGACTCCCACGCAAACGCGGTCATCGGCTCGAGCGTGTAGCGGTAGGCCGTCTCGCCCGAACTGAGCGCCTGAGAGGTGATGGCTGAGACCTGCACGACCTGTGTGGCAGGCAGGCCGAACCGCGGGACGAATGCATCGATGCGAATCCACATCGGCAGCGAACCGGACCCGGCGAGGTTGTCGCTAAGGAGAATCTCAGTCTCGCCGCTCTGGTAGAACCCGGTCGCGATTCCGCCGATGGGCTGCGAAACCCCGACCAGCCCGCCATCGTCGTCGGTGGGGCGGGCCTCGATTGCGCTCGGCACGCCGGGACCGTCGCCCCAGTCGAGCCAATCGAACTGCGGCAGGCCGACCGTGATGCTATCGAACCGGGCGTTCAGGTTGACGCGGATGGCGGACGGCTCGAGCGTGACGTCTGCCCACGCGCCATTGGGGCTGTCAGTCGTGGACGGCCTGAAGTCGGAATTCCACTGTGAGAGCAGGACTTCGGGCCACCGCTCGAGCGCTGCCGCCGTACCGTCGTACCATGTGGACGTCTTGGTGTGGCCGAGCTGCGGATTATAGAACCGCCGATTGGTGCCCGCGAGAACCAGGGTCCCGCAGGTGATTTCGTCGTTCACCGTGTCGATGTTGGTTATCGGCTCGGTTCCGTCGTGGTTCTGGAAATTGAGCGCACCCGAGCGGGCGTCATCCGTCCCCCACGCCGTGTCAAACATCGCGTCGAGCGCGTCGGCGTTCTCATCCGCCTCGGCGGCGTTCTGCCCGGCATCGAACACGCCCGCGACGACAGCGGTTGCGGTGCGTGCGTCGATGGCGGCGCCAGCGGGCAGGCGGTAGAACAGCGTCGCCGAGCCCGCGCCCGCACCCGAGCCGGTGAAGTAGTGTTCGCCGTGAACCAGCCCGGCCGACACGGCAGCCTGCTCGCTCGGCAACTTCTGCTGCAACCTCGCCGAGTCCGGCGCGATGGTCACCTCAATGGTGAGCCCGTCGTCGCTGAGGCGCGGCGTCTCGTCGATAAACCCGCGGATGATGTCGATGCCCGTCGAGTCAACCGCCGTGCCGCGGACCCGATAGGCGCGAAGCCGGCAGCGCCGCGTGCGGAACGCCACGCATTCCGAGGTGACGATGGGCCGCGTCTGCGTCTCGGTATCGATGCGGTGCCACTGTGTCTCGCTCAGGAGGTGCCCGCGGTCGACGTCGATGGTGGTCCCGCTCGGAACGCTGTTGACGTACAGCGCCTCTTGACCGATCCAGATCGTATCGCCAACGCTAACCCAGCTCGAATCGTCGACCGCAATGATCTCGTTGGTTCCGGCCGCGGCTGACTCAATCTCGGCGGCTAGATAGGTCGCGGAGGTCGCGCCGCGCTGGCCGACCCGGAGTAGCCCTGATGTGTTGCCCGCGTACTGTAGCCGAACGGTAACGCTTCCCGTCTCGGCGATGCCGTCCACGAGGTCAAGCCGCGAGGATGAATCCGAGATGTCGAGGATGGCGCGCGCCTGCGTGAAGTTCGCGACCGCGGCGGGCGCCTCGTGCGAGTAGTAGCGGAACGGGAAGCCGTCAATCTCAAGCGCGAACGTGAGCCGCAGGTTCGCCGCGCTGTAGTCCGTCTCAAGGCTCATGAAACCACCGCCTCCCACAACTCCCACGCGGAAACGCTGAACACACGGACGCCGGTGGGACTCGCGACGCTGGCGAGGTCGATGACCACCTCGACATCGGTGTCCACCCCGTTTCCGATACCGCCTGCGTCGAGGTTGAGCAGGCGCGGGACGGTTGACTTGACCGTGGTGTCGTTGCGGGCAATGCCGGTGGATGCGAACAGTAGCTGATTCGTTGACCCCTGCGGCTCCATCTCGCAGCCGTTATCGAAGACGAAACCGCCAGCGCCGTTGACCACCGGGGTTTGCATGTATGCGTGGATAACGGGTTTCGTGCCGCCGTTCTCCGTGTAGGACTGCGCGAAATACTGCACAGCCACCCACACGTAGCGCCCCCACGGGGTGGACCGGAACCGCAGGCGCATCGGGTCGCTGAAATCAAAAGTCGCGTCGCTCAGGTCATTGACGTAGGGCGGCACCACGTTTCCGTTTGCGACTCGTGCTTTGGTGTAGGGCGTGCCCGTCGTGAACGGGTAATAGGGCGCCGTCGCGAACAGCGTGCCCACCGGGCGTCCGCGGAACCCCTGCAAGGTCGCCGAGCGGTTGACCGTTGGCGCGGTGACGGTCGGCCCGTCCACCGGCTGGGCGACATTGGCGCCAGCAAGGGCGGGCGCGGGCGCGATGCGCTTTGAAACGAAGGCCGGCATCAGGCGCCCCACATTGAGACGGACAGCACCTCGGCGTTGTTCGACACGAGGTTCGAGCGCGTGTGCACGCCAAACATCGTGCCAGGGTACTCGGTGAGCGGCGGCGCGAGGAAGCCCGGCGGCTGCACGTCAACGGTCGGCGCCAGGTCAACGGTCGCCGTCACCCACGTATCGCCGAGCGAGCCGCCGGGGACCGTGACGCGCGTGCAGTTCGCAGGCGCCTGGCTGCCGTCGATGATGGGGTACAGAAACGGCTCGGCCGTTGGGCTGAGTCCGGGACGGCCGACGAGCTGCGGCCCGTGGCTCAAGTACACGTAGGTTTCCGTGCTGATTGAGACGGCGCGGATGTGCACGGTTGCGGTCATCTGCTCGGCGTCAGGGTAGTGCGGAATCCATGCGCCGATGTAGTCGTCGGTGAATTGCGCGACCGACTGCGGCCCGCCATCCACCGCGGACCACTGGAGCATGACCCGCTCGCGCGCCTCGGCCGTGATGGTGTTCTGAATCCACCGGCGCATGAGGTCGGAGGACAGCGGCATCCCCTGCGCGCACTCTTCATCGTGCGTCGGGTAGTTCTCGCGAAGCGACGTATCGACGAACGAGCCGGCGATGGTCGGCCGCACGTACTCACAGCAGACGCCGAAGACCACCGGGTCAACTGCGCCCGTGCCGCGGATTTCGAGCGTGACTTCCTCGTATGCGTTCGCCGTGTCGAGCGCTAGGTCTGTGCCGCCGGACGTGTCCCGCCAGCCGAGCCCGGCGCCGGTGATGGTGCTCGAGGTCGCGCCTTTGTTGATGGACTGAAACCGCGCCTCGACGGTCGCGCCAGGCGCCGCGCCGGCCTGCGGCATCCAATAGACCGCGCACCGTAGGTCTTCGTGCAGCGCCGACAGGATCGGGATGCGCCAGCGGCAGACCTCGACCCAGCCTGAGCCGGCGGTATCGAAGCAGCCGCCGTCGGTCCACCATTGCTGAATCGCAGGTGCGCCGGTGCCGAGCCGCTGCATGATGTGGTTCTGCAAGCGCGCGAGCTGGCGATAGTCGCCGGTCGTCGCGGGCGAACGCAGGCCGGCGATGGGCGCCGCGCTCGAAAAGTCGGCGACGGTGACTTTGGGCGCTTCGGTGACGGTGATGGTCACGGATCAACCGCCAGCCGGTGCCCGAACCGCTGATAGATGTAAAGGTCCGTCTCGTAGTCCTCGGCCCGGTCGCGGTCGTCGTCCGGGTGTCGGTGGCAGACCCAGCGGGCGCGGATGCCGTCCGACTCGGAACTGACCAGCGTGGACCACGGCGTGTCGGCGCGGGACTCGGCCGAGCGGCGCGGGTCGCCCCAATAGGCGAACACGCTGAACTGTTCGCCCGGCTGCGCGTAGGGCAGGACGTGGTTCAGGTAGTGGGTCATCTCGCCCGCGTCCGCGCCAATCTGCCCGCCGATTGTCATCTCGATATCAATGGCGGTCGCGTCCATGTTGCGGAGTCCGGTGGTCGAGCCGTTCATCAGCCGGGACGCCGCGCCGGTCTGCTCGCGCACGCGGAGCGGTCCACGGTTGAGCGGGCGGGCCGGGACGATGAACCCCGGCAGCGGATGCTCTGCGGTCAGCACGCTGTATCCACCGGACGTGTCTGGCGTCTCGTCGCCCGAGAACCCGAGGCGGTCGCGGAACGTCGTGGAACTCCAGGTGATGTCGCCCGCGCCGACCGCATAGCGGCACGCTACGTGCCCATCGGCGTCAATCCACCAGCGGGCGTCCTCGTTCGGCCCGGCGTTGTTGTCCCAATCCTCAAGGCAGAACTCCGAAGACGCGAGCCCGTCGGCGTCGCCCTCGTTGCGGTCTCGGATGGTGGTGGGCACCGACTGCGCGCGGTTGATGCTCACGCTGCCGGCGGTCGGACCGGGGTTCAGGTACAGATACGAGACGGAAAACCCCTCGACCGTGCCGCGGGTCCACTCGCCGTCAGCCGTCGCAACGTAGGGGCCGGAGCCCGTCAGCGTCACGCCGCCCTCAAAGCCATAGCCGAGACCGCCGGTGGGCAGGAGTTGCTGGTCGCTAGTGATGCTGACCTTATCGTCCTCCGTGATGGTCACCGAAACCCCGGTGTATCCCGTGGCCGCGGCGATGAGTTCCGCCAGCGTCTGCGGGGTCGCAAGCGCCGAGTATCCACGGACCACCCGCGAGCCGTAGCCGTGCAAGAAGGACAGCGGGTCCAGATACGTCGACATCGTGGACGGGAACGCCTGCCGCCCGGTGTCGCCTGAGCGGGTGAACGGAGTTGTGCCCGCCCACTCCTCGGGGTCGAACGCCGCCGCCAGCGCGACGCGCGGATTGAATCGGTCGACGGATGCGCTGCTCACATCGCCCCCGCTCGCCGCGGCCGGTCGAACCGAGCGCCGCGCGTCGCTGCCCGGTGGATCGCACGGTCGACCCGCTCGCCGCCTAGGCTGTTGTTGATGATGATGGTGACCTCTTGCTGGTCCTGCATATTGCGGCTGCGGCGACGGTCGCGCATGAAGTCGCGCTCGGCCATCTCGCTCGGACTGCCGCGGCCGATTGCGCCGCCGCTGCCACCGGGCGCCATGGACTCGACGCCGCCGGTGTTGATGTCGCCACCCATTCCCTTTCCGATGGCGACGAGCGTTGTACCGGCGACGCCAGCAGCCAGCGAAGCCGCGCCGACCGCCGCCGCCTGGGCCGGGCTGATGAAGGCCAGCACGCCCGCGATTGCCGCGCCACTGATGGCGAACCCGATTGCAGACGCGCCGGCCTGGACGAGCGCATCGCCGAGCGCCTTGCTGAATGATTCGCCGTAGAACAGCGCGGCGACCGCGGCGTCACCGAGCGCCGAGCCGATGGACGCCAGCGCATCGACGCCGACCGCCTTCATGATGGCCGACGAGTCGACCACCTGTTGCCCGGTTTCGTCGATGCTCACGCCGAGCCGGGCGTATGCGCCGGCCTGCGCGTTGATGGCGCTGATGACCTCGAGGCTGGCGTCCAGTTGCGCTTGCTGGCCCGCGAGAAAGTCGGCGCGCTCCTGCCGCCGCGCCTTGATGCGAGCCTCGACGCCCTCGGCAACGAGCCGCATGCGCTCCTGCTCAAGTTGCGCCTCGGCGCGCAACGCTTCCTCTTGCAGCGCGATTCCGGCCGCTGCCTGCTCGCGGGCGCGGTCTTGGAGTGCGCGGCCGATGTCGAAGGGTTCAGCGGTGGTCGCGGTACGCTTGCGCCCTCGGCCATTCGAGCCCGGCTTCTTTCCATCGTCCGGCGCTGCGCCTCGACCGGACAGCGGCGGCCCGACGAACGCCGCGCCCCGCACAGTGATTTCCCGTTGCAGGCTGAGTGCTTCACGCTTGAGTGACCGCAAGCGCTCGATTGCCCGGTCGTTGGCTTCCTTGCTGCCGAACAGGTCCGACAGGAATCCCGGCTCCTCGCCGCGCTCGCGTCCCCGGAGAACCGGCGCGAGCTGAGCCGACAACTCCCGGATCTCGGCGTTGACCTCTTCGAGATTCGCCTTTGCGCGCGAAAGCTGGTCGCCGCGCACGTCCGACCGCCCCGACCCATACAGGAAGTTGAGCGCATCCGACGCTGCCGCCGCGGCCGGCGACGTCAACTCAGCGATGAACACCGAAACGGCGTCTTTCGCCTCCGTGATGCTCGTTGCCAGCCGCGCGAAGTTGCCCGCCGCACCCTCGACGTTCGAGCCGACCTGCTCGGTCAGCGTCTCGCCCGCCTTCATTACCGCATTGAAGAACGCTTGCCGCTTTTCAGCCTCGCTCAACGAAGCGGCGCTCTTGTTCAGCGCGCGGGCGTATGCCTCGTTGGCCTGCCCAACCGAAACCTGCAGGCCGAGGTTGTCGAGGATTTCGCGCGAAAACCGGGCCGTACCGGTAACGACATCGCCCAACGACTCGGTGACATCGCGGCCCAGCGCCTTCGAGGACGCAAGCGCGACCTTCGACAGTTGCTGGAACTGGTCGCCGGTGATTCCGAGCGCACGGGCCGTGTTGCTGAGTCGCTTGATCGTGTTGCGGTCGACCGTCCCGCCGAGCGCCTGGAATGTAGCGTCGACCTGCTCGGCCGTCCCGCCCAGCCGCGAGAACGCCACGTCGACCTGCTGAATCTGTGCGCCGGCCTGCGCGAACTCGACGACCTTCATGGCCCCTTGAAGCGACACAAACCCGGCGACCGCCGCGCCGATGCTCTTGCTCAACCCGTCGAAGCTCTTACCAACGCTGTCAAGGTCGCGCTCGGCCTCGCGCGCGCCGTCAACGTCGATGATGATGTCTTCGCGGTTGACGGCCACGCCTTAGCCCTTCCGTGCGCGCTCGATGTGCTCGCGCTCTACCTTCGCCCGCTCCGCATCAAGCGTCACAAGCGCCTCAACCCCGGCCGCGCTCAGGTCGCCGGGCTGCACGCCCATTGTAGCAAGCCGAGCGACATTGAACAGGCGGCCGAGCCACCGCGCGCCCTGCGGTCCGGGTTCGGGCGCTTCGCCTGGTGTGCCGCCTATGTCGACCAGCGGGCAGGACTCGAAAGTCTGCCCCATCATGAACGCAGCCGGATAGATACGGTCGCCGCCAAGCGCCCCGCCCGGAAACGGGCGCCCGCATTGGCCGCGCTTTACCCACGTGTCCCGGCTTCGGGCGCAGTCTCGGCATCGCCAGCGGTTTCCGCCTTCGTCGTCGGCGTATCGGACGGCGAGCCGGACGACTGCGCGCGCGCTTTTGGGAGCTGCGACAACCTCACGACGTGGCGGCCGAGTTCCTCGCGGGCGCGGCCGGGAAGGCGCATAAAGTCGTCAGCGTCGACCGGGCCGGACACGTAGCCGAGCCGGCCCTTCTCGCGCATGGCGAATCCGACCCACCGCTGGTGTTCGGCGCGAAGCCGCCGCTCTTCATCGGTCAGGTCAGACTCGGCCGCCTCCATCAGCTCGCGTGCGGCGTCCATCTTGGCCTCGGCATCGCCGTCGCCCTCGTATGCTCGAGCAGCCGCCGTGATGACCTGCGCCCACGCCCGCTGTCCGGCCGCTGTGGCCTTCGCGTGCATGTCCGCATATGCCTCGGCCCGCGCGACTTCGGAGTCCGTGAGCGGCCGAATCTCGAACCAGTCGGCGTCGACCGGAATCTCCAACCCGCTGGCGTCGCCGGTGAGCATGTAGACCTCGAGGGCCTCGGCGTCGTTGGCCGCCGCGACGGACTCGTCAGACGGCACGACAACGCGCGCGTGTTCGGTGGTGAGCAATCGAACGGGCATGGTCCCCTCCCGTGTGTGTCAGTTGAACAGACCGACCCGGAACACCGTGTTTGCCGGGACGGCAGCCGCTGCGGTGTCGCCGCTGTACGGTGCGCCGCGCCAGGTGAAGGACTGGCGAAACAGGCCCTCGGAGCCCTCGACCGGCTTGGAGTCGACCGAGAACGCCGCGCGGGCGAGCTGGATCGCAAACCCGTTGCCGGCACCGCTGCGACCGCAACCGATGACAATCTGCCGGTAGCGCTCGTTCTCGAAGTCGGAGCGCACCGCCGAGGTCAACGCGCCCTGCGCCTCAACCGTGATGGTCTGGTCGCTGATGTCGAACTCGGAGATGCCGAGGATGCTCGACGACGCGCCCTGCGCCTGCCAGGTGTTCTGGATCGTGCAGGTCCAGGTGTCGAGGTTGATGGTGTTTCGGCCGAGCGCATAGGGCGCCGCGCCGGCCGCTGCGTCGCTGTAGACAAAGTAGCTCTGGAGGAACGTCGCGACGTCGCCGTCCGCGAGCGTGGGGTCCTCGACGCTGGCGTTTCCGTCGTCGTCGCTGATGTGCGCGGCGCGGATGGTCATGTTGGCGAAGACCAGATACCCGCCCACGTCGCCCTCAAGCTCGAACGTGACCGACTCAAGCCGGCAGCCCACCGCGACGAACCGGGTGTTCTGGCTGTCAAACCGAATCGCGACCGAATCGCCGACGCTTGCCGTGGTGCCGACCACCGGGTAGAGCACGTCCGCGAGCCGGATGACGTCATAAACGTCCGGTGCGGCGCTGAACGCCGGGCTGACCGTGATGTCGCTCGCGTTGTCCGTCACCGCCGAATACTCGCAGCGGTTGTTGTTGACCCATTCGACCATCGTGCCCTCGGGCAGGTTGCCCGCCGTGGTCGGGGTCCAGACGTTGACCGAATCCTGCGCCGTCACGTCGTCGGTAGCAGCCGCCGCGGCAGCGAACCCAAGGCCCGACCGCAGGATGCGAACCAGCGGCATCGCCGCATAGCTGGCGTAGGCCGAGGCAGCGCCAATCATCCGCATCGGCGCGCGGATGGTGAAACTGCCCGTGCGCCGACGAACCGGCGACCCCGCGTTGTTGATGGTCACCGGAATCGGCGCGAGCTGGCCGGCGCCGCTTCGCACATAGTTCCAGTCGTCGACCGCCGGGAACGTCTGCCCGTCGTAGGAGATGGCGGCTTTGTCGCACTCCATCGACACGAACGTGAGCCCAGAGACGTCCGGGATTCCGGTAGATGCGGCCAGCGAGCCGAAGGACGACTCAGCCGCTACGGCGATGCTTCCGATGTTCGGCACGGCGGCCTCCTTACTGGACGTAAACGGCGGTGACGGGCACCGACATAATCAAACCGTTCTCGGTCTCGGCGACGACCGGAGCCTCACGCCCCGGAATCAATGCGTCCGCGCTCCCGTAGTTCGCCGGGTTACGCAATGTCAAAATGATATCACGCGCGTCCTGCGCCATGATGCGGTCCAGCCGCGCCATGTCCGCACCTCGCGCATAGTATCCGACGCGGACCTCCATATCCTCACGATAACGCACGATGGTAACGCCCGTCATCCCGAGGTCGGTGGAGCCCAGCGAGCGCAGGTCAAACCGGCGATATGCGCCGTTGTCCACGGCATCCTCGAGCGCCACGCGGGCGCCGCTGGCGTCGTCGTCGCAGGTGTACCGCTTGCGCGGGTCCTCCGTAGGCGCGACGCCGCGCAGGGTCGCGATGATTTCCGCTCGGATGGTGGTGCTCACTTGCGGGACCTGTTCATCAGGTCACGGACCAGCCGCGAGACCTCGGCGACCATCAACCGGCGGTCGCGCGGCGAGATGCCCACCCACGGGCGGCGCTCCTGCACGCCCTGATTGTAAATCGAAGGCTGACCCGTGGTGCCGATGAGCGCCCGCGCCGCCGAGACGCGCTTGACCCGGAACGAGCGCCGAAGCTGGCCCGATAGCGTCAGGTTGACAAAGGCGCGGCCGGTGCTCTGGAGCTTGTACTGCCGGTATCCGCCCGCGTAGAACACAGACCGCCCGGTCCGCGACGGCCGCCCGCCCGACGGCCGCAGGCGCTTCGCAGTCTCGCCGCCGATGTACGCCGGGGTCGTGCTGTACTCGTCGAACTTCCGATCGTCCACGTCCTCGCCGCGCTGGAACGCACGCAGCGCGACGGCGCCCTGCATCGTGACGGCGAGCGCCCGCATGGCGGCGCGGTTCCAAACCTTGCGCGGAATGCCGGGGCCGCTTCGCTTGCGCTTGATGCCCATCAGCGGTCGGCCCCCGTGCCGGGGTAGTCCACGTTCGCGGCGTAGGCATCCGTGAACGTGCCGCCGACCACCAGCGACGCGCCGGCGTTGTAGTCCGCCTCGCCGTCGTCTACGCGCCCGTCGCCGTCAGCGTCCAGCCAGTTGAGCCGGTCCATCTGCTCGCCGACCGACTGCATGGCGCGGTCGTAGAGGGTCATGTCCGGCGGTTCGTTCTGAATGACCGACCGCGCGGTCATGATGGACCACTGAGTCAGCATGATGTGCGCCGGCCGGAACTGCGCGCCGTCGAGGTCGTCGGGATACCTGCCGTCGGGGAGTTGGCGCTGCACGAACGTCTCTAGGTGCGTCAGCGCCGACGCAATCTGCGGCTCAAGCGAGTCCTGAGCGCCGGGGATGACCAGGTGCGGCACGGCCGCGAGCAGGCCCAGCTCGTCGAGCCCGGTATCGAAGGGCGCGCGCACGACGTGCAGCAGGCTCCGGTCGCGCTGCACCCGCGCCGGCGCGTTGCTGCCCTGGCGCTCGGTGTACTCGACGACAGCCGAGAAATTGCGCTTCGGGTCGGCGCCGAGGTCCGCAGCCGACAGCGTGTAGGAGTAGGTGAGCCACTGAATCGCGGCGGACGCGCCCGAATCGGCGAGGATGTCCGACACGTCCACCGTGTGCGGCAGCGGCTCGGCGAGGACGACCGTGGTTGAGTCCTCGAAGTAGGCGACTTTTGCGAGGGCGAAGCCGCCGCGTTGGCCCTGAATCGCCACCGCGCCATACTGGTCACCCACCAGCCCGTTCGGCGGCGTAGCGGGCGCCTCAATCGCAGCCGACAGCGTGATGGTGCGTCGGTCGCTGGCGATGCTCGAGATGCCGCCCGGCCCGCAGACTGCGGACATCGTGCCGCCGAACGTCGCGCCGGACGCGGGCGGTGTGACGGTCAGCGTGGGCGCGGTGGACAGCACGCCGGGCGAGCGCCACAGGTAGACGCAATCCTCACCGACGACCGCTTTGTGAGTCTTCATCGCCTCGACCTCCCGGCCGCGTTGGCCGCCTGGACGTCGTTGATTGTACCACGCTGGACGCCGCTCTCAGCGACGGCCGCGGCGCTCATCGCAACGAAGGAATGCCGGCAGTTGTAGCCGCCGCCCGAGAACAACGGGGCGGTGGACGTCTGCCCGTTGTTCAGGCCGGCGATTTCGTCGCGGTCGAACGCCTTGCCCACGAGCGCGCGGCAGAATGGCCGGGTAATCTTGTCTTCCGGCCCGAGGTAGACGCGCAGGAATTCGTAGCCCTCGCGCTCGGCGCCCAGCGTCGCCTCTTCCTGCGCCGCGCGGTCATACTCCGCAATCATGGTCCGCGCCTCGGTGGTCGCGCTGCCGACGCTGCGGTCTTCTGCGTCCACGATGCGCTCGATGACCGAGGTGAGCGATTCGCCGGTCAGCGAGGTCTGCAACCCGTCAAGGATGCGCTCGGCCATCGGCGTCTCGATCTTGCCCTGCCACGCGCGAAGCTGGCGCCCTTCTGCCGCGTCCAACCCGAGGCGGGTCGCGGGCTCATCGAGGATGCGTGCGGCCTCATCAACCCCGGCAACCTCAAGCAGCTCCTCTGCGAGGTCGTCCACGTCATCGAATCGGCCAAAGAAGCGGCCGCGGGCCTCCGCGAGCCCTGCATCGTCGAGCAGGTCGCGGAGGTCGCGGAGGGTCGTCGCGAGGATTTCGCGACGCACGGCATCAGTCACGGTGTCGCCTGGCAGCGCCGCGCGAAGTTCACCGCCTACATTGACGATGACACGGCGCAATGCCTGCTCCACCGCGTTCGCCGCGCTGTCTTGAATACGCACCCGCGCCCGCACGATGTCCGCCAACTCGGGCGAAACGCGCAGGTCGTCGAGCGCGTCGAGCCACAGGACGTTGCCCACGCAGGCATGGTTGTCTGGTGCGGGCAACGTCCCCGCCATCAGTCCACCTTACGGCGGCGTCGTCGGCGGGTCGGGGTAGGTGCCGGTGCCGGCCCGGGCTCGTCCTGCGGCTCGATTGCCACAGGCCCGGGCTCAGGCTCCGGTGCGGGGGACGGCAGGTCCACCGGCTCACACAACGGATGAGGGCGGGGGCCGTCGAGGTCGAACACCTCGCCCCTACGGATGACCCGGCCATCCACTCGGAGAGTGTGCGTCGGGTCCTTCGTGGCCCACCGCCAGCGCATCAGGCGCAGTCCGTGATGCTGTAGCCGAGGTCGGCGACGAGCGCCTTATACTGCCGGTGGTCGTTGGCGCGGATGACCAGCGACTGCTTGCTCTGCAAGAACTCCTCGTGGAAGCCCGTCAGCTCGTTGCGGGTGAAGACCATCGCGCCGACCGCCTGCACGCGGGCGACGCTGCCGAAGGCGGCGCCGTTCCCGCCGAGCAGGTTGCCGAACCAGCAGGTGTCGGTCCAGATGTCCGCCTCGCTCGAGGCCGCGCCGGTGGCAGCCGTCTCGCGCCGCGCCGAGCCGATGAACACGCGACCCGCCGGGATGCCCAGCTCGGCCGAAATGGCCGCCTGAACCGCCGGGATGCTCAGGGGACGGTCAGCGCCGGCCGCGAGCGCCGAGCCGTTGCCGGTGGCGATGCGGACGATGCCGCGCATCTCGTCGTTCTTCCGCAGCGCGTTGGCGGCGCTGTAGCCCATGACCAGCGTGTCCGGCATGATGCCGCCGTTCTGCTGGCGGTAGTTCTCCACGGCCTGGATGAGACCGGCGAGGGGCCGCGCGGCGACATCCGACCACTTGGCCGAGCCGCCGTCGGTCAGCGCGTTGCAGGCAACGGTGCCGGTCCAGTTGCCGGTCGTGAACAGCAGGGACGCCAGGTTCACCTCGCGGTTGAGCATCATGGCCGACCGCAGGATGGACGCCTCACGCTCGCGGAGCGCGATGGGGAACTGCGACGCCTCCTCGATCTCGACCGGCAGCGACCGCTCAGCACCGAAGATGCTACGCACGCTGTAGGTCGTGGTCGTCGGGTCGCCGCCCGCGAGCTGCTTGTGGTCGGCGCCAGGCGCACGCGCGAGGCTGGTGTGGTCCGTGTCGCCCATGAAGGGCCGGCGCGGCTCGACGAAGATGGTGCCGTCGAGGGCACCGCGGTTGACGTTCAGCTCCTCGACAACGCCCTGGTTGCTCAGAAGCGACGGATCGGGAACTGCACCGAGCACGCGCCCGGTGAGGATTGGGTCGACGGGCGCGACTGCGGCCCGGGAGGTCTGGTTGCTCATTGTTCAGTACCTTTCAGGGCGCCACGTAGAAGAAGCCGAACTCGACGCAGACCGGGACGGCGGTGTCGCCATCGGCCGCGGCGCGCTCGCCGAGGAATCGCGCAAGGTAGCGCTCGCCGTCGCTGCTGGCCGGGTCGAGCAGGCCGTTGGCGTCGGCCACGAGGAAGTCGTGGGTTCCGGGCGTCAGGGTGTCGCCGGCCGAGGCCAGGCACTCGCCGCTGATGCAGACGTCCACGCTCTCGCCGTCAGCCGCCGCCGCGAGGGCGATTCCCGCGGGAATCTGCGCGCCGCTGTTGCCCTGGACGACGGTGTTGGCGCCAGACAGGGAAACCGCGCGACCGGCCGCGATGGCGCCGCTGGCGGTGTAGGTCCGGGTGATGTTGAGGCTGCTCATCAGATGCTCTCCAGAAGTGCCCGCGCGGCGGGGTTGCGCTTGAGGATGTCGTCCTGAACCTGCGCGTAGTTGACCTGCTCGCCCTTCTCGCGGCGGGCGTTCAGTTCGGTCATCGTCTGCGCGTGGACGTCGGCGCGGCTGGCGAACTCGGCCACCGGCTGCGACGGGTCGGCCTGCACGTTGACGGGCACCGCGGCGCCCATCTCGATGGCGGCGAGACGCTGCCGGGTCTGCTCGGGCATCGCGTCGAACGCGGCCGCGTAGAACTCCGACTCGGCCGGCGCGATCTTGCCGGTCTTGACCGCATCGGTGATGAGCGCGTCGCGCTCGTTGACGCGGGCCGACTCGATGAGTCCGTCCACCTTCGCGGACAGCTCCTCGACCTGCGACTGAGCCGCGGCGCCCTGCGCCTCAAGCTCGGCGATGCGCGCGTCGCGCGCTTCCAACTCCGCGGAAAGCTCGACGCTGCGAGCCTCCGCGGCCTCCGCACGCGCCTCGAGGGCGAGCACGTCGGTGGTGGGGTTGGACGGGTTGTCCATCTCCGTTGCCTCCGTTTGTGCGCCGGTTGGCGCGTCCGTGGTTGCGCTCAGAAGGACCGGATCGAGTCCGTCCTGAGCGGGAATCTCAGTCAGCGCGACCGCCAGCAGGCGACCGCCGGGCAGCTTCTCGCCGGTGCGCGGGTCGTAGGACTCGGCCGCGAACGTCGGGCTGACCATGAAGGTCCCCTCCGACTGCTCGACAATCCGGCGACCCCGATCGGTATAAGTCGGGGTCGCGTACAGGCCCACGCCGGGCTCGTGCCGCAGGCTGGCCGGGTCGATTGTCCCGAGCGGGATGTTGCCGTCGCTGTGCTTCTCGCCGCTGGTGGAGCTGTGCCGCAGGTCAATCGGGATTCGGACGCGAGCGCCGAGGACTGCGTGGGACTCCACGAGCCGCATGCACAACTCATCGGTGACGGTCAGCCGCTCTTGCCCGGTGAACGGCGAGTAGATGCCGCCGAGCCGGAAAAGCTGAATCTCGCGACCGGGCATCAGGTCGAACGCCTGGACGTCCATTTCCTCGCCTTCCTCGCGCGCTGCACGGTCGCGAATGCGCTCGACGGCGGACGGGTTGCCGCCCCACAAGAGCCACGCCACGAACGCCGGGGACTCGTCGCCGCGCTTGTCCCAACCTGGCGTCTTGCTGGCCTCGTGGCGCGCGAACCAGGCGACGGCGCGGTTCAGTTTCGCGAGGTCCCAGCCGGATTCGATGCCCTCGCGCGCGGCGCGGACGGTCGCGGGCTTGAGCCCATCGCCCGACTTGCCCTCTTCGTGCAGGCGCAGCCCGCGGCGGAGCGCGGACTTGATGCCGTCGGTGAGCGCGTAGCGCGGCATTACTCGCCCTCCCGAAGAATATCCCGTGCCCGCCGCCGCAGCCGGGGGACGACGGCCGGGGAGCCGGCAGCGGGCACGGGAAGACCGAGTTTGCGGTGGGTCTCGGCGATGACCTCCTCGTTCGCCGCCACAAGGCCAGCGGCGGCGAGACCGGGCAGCGATTCGAGGCGCTGGACGAACGGCTCGGTTTTCAGCCCGTGGAACACGAGCCGCGGCCGGTCCCCGTGCGGGATGTCGCCGAAGTTCCAGCCGAGCAGGCGGTCGATGCAGGGTTGCAGGCTCTCGCGGAACCACTCGAGCGCGTTGACGCCGAACCGGATGGCGGCCTCGGTGTGCTCTGACGCGACTGCGCGCGAGCCGCTGGCGCCCGTGCCCAAGTCCAGGACCTGCGCCATGAACATGCGCGCCATCGTGTGGTCGTACCACTGGAGCGCCGGCACGAACTTCTCCGGGTCAAACGCGCCGGACGCTGACCACGGCTCGACCTTGCAGAACCGCTCGGCGGGCTTTGCGATGTAGTTTTGGTTTCCGGCAGTGAAGTTCCTCAACTGCGTGTTGAAGCTCGACCGCTCGGCGTTGATTTCGGCGTCGCTGTAGCCCTCGGTCCGCATCAAGGGCACGTCCCACTCGACCACCGGGGCCGCGACCGCTCCGCGCTGGACCGCAATCCGCATGCAGTTCAGCAGATAGGTTTGGTCCTGGTAGTAGGACTGGAGCGGGCGGAATCCGCCGATGCCCTCATAGTTGTGGCCGATGCCGCGCCACGTGAACAGCGTGAGCTTGTGCAGCGGGATGGTGACCTGATGCGCCATGCCGCGCGCGTCAACCGCCCACTGCTCGACCCCGGCGAGACGCCCGCGGGTGTCCGTCACCCAGCGGTAATGCGCCCGCTGGTCACGCCAGCAGAAGTCTTCGAGCCAGACGCGCGAGCCGTCCGAGCGGTAGACCTCCTCAAAGTAGGCGAAGCCCAGCTCAATGGCGGTGTAGGCGTCCCGCAAGAACGCCTCAAACGTGCGCCCCATCTGCGGCGTGTGGCCGTCCAGGCCGAAGGCGTCGCGGAGGTAGTCCGCGGGCTCGCCCTCGCCCTCGACGCCCCATGTGGCGCTGAACAGGAAGTTCTGAAGGTACAGCGACGCCAGGCTAACAGTCGGGCAGCGCCGCCGCATCTTGTCGGCGAGCGTGGCCCAATCGGCGCCGCGGAGATTGGCGTTCGCCTCGTCGTAGATGACGCCCCATTGCGGGCCGTCGCCTGCGTAGCCTTCGCGCTCGAACAGCGGGGCGCGCGGCGGGTCGGCCATCTCGGCCGCCGCCTCATCGCTCACAATCCCGGTGCCGAGCGTGTCCGCCATATCGCGAGGATATCTAGCGGGCGCGGGGTTGTCTAATGGATATTACCGCTCAAACGACTGGACATCGCCGAGTCCTTCAAGGTCGCTCGCCCACGCCGCCGCAGAATCCCCCGGCCGCCTATCGGCCTCGCGGACCCAACGAAGGTTGACCGCCCAATAGCGAAGCGCGTCCATGAGGTGGTCACTCATCCCGTCCTTCTTCGGCTCGTCGCCGCCGCGCTCCGGGTAGCGGTAGCCCTGGACGCAGC